ACCAACGGCAAGCCCTCTGCTGTTTTCGCTCGCTGGCTTGATTTCCCTGGTGAGCAGCTCATCTCCCAGGTTGAGGTTGAGATTGGTGGCCAGCGCATCGACCGCCACTACGGTGACTGGATGCACATCTGGAACCAGCTTACCATGCCTATCGGCCAGGAGGATGGCTACTTCAAGATGGTCGGCAACACCACCCAGCTCACCTACATCACCGACCCCTCGTTCTCGGACGTCGATGGTCCTTGCGAGGCTGAGGCACCCAGACAGATTTGCGCTCCTCGTAACGCACTCCCTGAGACCACCCTTTACATCCCCCTTCAATTCTGGTTCTGCAAGAACCCCGGTCTCGCTCTTCCTCTCATTGCTCTCCAGTACCACGAGGTTCGTATTAACATCGACCTTCGTCCTATTGATGAGGTTCTCTGGGCAGTTAGCAGCTTAGCGTGCACAGACGGTTCGGCCAAGGTAACTGCTGCCTACAACCAGTCGCTTGTTGCTGCATCCCTTTACGTCAACTACATCTTCCTTGACACGGATGAGCGCCGGCGCATGGCCCAGAATCCTCACGAGTACCTCATTGAGCAGCTCCAGTTCACTGGTGATGAGTCGGTTGGTTCGTCCTCCAACAAGATTAAGCTCAACTTCAACCACCCCGTCAAGGAGCTCATCTGGGTTGTACAGCCTGACGCCAACGTTGACTACTGCGGCTCGTTCACCTGCAACCAGCTCCTCAACAAGGCTCTTGGTGCTCAGCCATTCAACTACACCGATGCCGTTGATGCTCTTCCCAACGCCATCCATGCCTTCGGTGGTCCCAGCGCCATTGCTGCAGGCGGCCCAACAGGCAATTCGTTCATTGACAAGAATGGTCTCTTCCAATTGGCAGGTGCTGCTGATACGTTTGTTGATGCATCCAACAACGCTTACGACAACTTCTGGAACCACGATGCTGGCAGTTATGCTGGTGATACCGCTGGTAGCGGCGGGTACTACTCCACCCCTAACCTTGCTCCTGCTTCCGGCCAAGGCCAAGAGTCGTACGTTTCGGATGCCGGCACCTTCGTACTCTCGCAGACTGCTCTCAAGCTCCACTGCTGGGGTGAGAACCCAGTCGTCACGGCCAAGCTCCAGCTCAACGGCCAGGACCGCTTCTCGGAGCGCGAGGGCACCTACTTCGACCTTGTCCAGCCTTTCTTCGCCCACACCCGCACCCCCGACACCGGCATTAACGTTTACTCGTTCGCTCTCCGCCCTGAGGAGCACCAGCCATCCGGCACATGCAACTTCTCGCGCATTGACAATGCCACCCTTCAGCTCGTTCTCTCCAACGCAACTGTTCAGGGCACATCGACTGCCAAGGTTCGTGTGTACGCCACCAACTACAACGTCCTAAGAATTATGAGCGGCATGGGGGGCCTCGCGTATTCAAATTAGTAAAATGTACGGGATGGGTGGGACATACACATTCAATATACAGGACATACATGTGAAATATATGGGACATACAATATTATTGAAAACTATTTATGTTGTTTTTTCACAAATAGTTTAATCAATAGAATACGTGAAAAAATAATATTAAATTTTAACTATCTTTCTTTTTACGTTGTTCTGCCATTTTTTTAGCGTGTAATTTTTTATATTCTTCATCGCCATATTTTTTACGTAATGCATCGCGTTGAGCTTGTTTTCTAATTCGTTCTTTTTCACGTTTTTGTTCTTGTGTCATTTTATTACCTTGAACAATTTGATTTTTTTCTTGAAAAGATTCAATATTTCGATGTTGTGATAAATAGTATTTACTAATTAATGTGCATTTATCTAAAAATGCATTTAAAGTATAGTTATTTTTCATATAATTACAATTCCCACAACATGAACTACAATTTGTTGTTATATATCCAAATAAACTATCTAGTCTATCTAACCCATTTTTATGTGTTAAGCTTGGTAATTTTCCACACAAATAACATGGTTCTTTTGTTTTTATAGTAAAGTATTCTTTATCTATTTCAAATATACGTTTTTTTTGATGTGACCGTAATTTATACTCATTAAAACTTACATTAATGATATCTTTAAAATCATCTGGATGCAATGTTCCATTCACCATTTTTAAATGTGTTACTATATGTTCTGCACGATGAATAAATATAGTTGGACCTAAACATCCCTTCATCATATTACACATTTCGCAACAAGATACTACATTATCCATTGTATATCCTTGAGTTGAATCCAGCCTATCTATTCCATTGAATCCTTTGGATTGAATAATTCCACAATAATAGCAAGGCAACACTACCATATCCATAAAATCTCCCTTGGTAATTGCAAATTCCAACTGTTTTGATTGAGCACAAGTTTTGTAGACGCCAAATTGTTTATCTGCACTATTTATTTTGGATTGGTTAATTAAAATTACCTTTTCGGGGTTAGCATCACGCCACTGTTTAGCTTGTTCTGCATTGCGTTTCAGAAATCCTTCCAAATTAGATTCAATGAGCCTTGCTCTAGCTTCCAGCCAGTAACCAGCAACTTTTTCATAATTTGCTTCTTTCCAAGCCTTTTTTACTACTTTTCGTTCTGGTTTCTTGGCATTTTGGTTCGCTAATTCACGCACATGTTCCTTTTCTCGTTTTTCATCGGCACGTTGATTTGTTTTTCGGCAAAGTAAACATGTCTTAGTTTCGCCGAGTTTTCCTTGAAAAGATTCCATAGGTTTTAGTTTGCAACATACCGAACATTGCTTTTCAGTTTCTGTTTTAACTATTTCACCACGTTTCTCATGGTCTTTTTCACGGTCTTGTTTTAAACAGTGTTCACATCTGTTATAGGCGGTTAACGACATTTGGTTCCGGCAACCACGATTTACGTTAGCACAACATTTTAGTCCGAGTTCGGTAGTTTCGTCAATAAAAACACAGAGTTGGTGTTTTCCGCAGTACTTGTTCAATTCACTTTTCTTAAATTTGCAATCTTGTTTAGCACATACAATGATTTCTTTTTTAGGTTTAACACGACTTCTGCATTCTTCACACGTTTTTTGAGTTAAATATTTCATCTTTTTACAACCAGTACAAAGTGTGGAGTTGGTAATCATTTCAGGAGTGTAGTCTTTCATATAAGTATGAAATTTACAAAAGGGGCCTTTAAATCGGCAGGCATTTCCGTTTACGTCAAGCGCTGGACAACTCATCGGGATAAACCTAACAACCAACCAAAAATAAATCAATTTTAAAAACCACTCAAGTAAATTGTGGATAAATCAAGGAACTAACCCAATTATTAACAATTCAAGTAAATTAATCCATAGAATTTCCAAGTGTATAATTTTCAAACTATTTGTATTATGAATACACATAGTTTAATTGCACATAGTCATGTAATCTATGATAATTTGAATATCAGTAGGTAATGAAAACCCTTGAAGTGATACTACATTTTTTAAACCATACATCAATCGATACAAAAACCATCTGGGAACAACCCACCAGAAATTCAAATAATTTCGTCTTAAATCTGTTCCAAATACATCATTTACTTCTAATATATAAAAATCTTTTCCTTTTAACAAACTCTCTTCATTTTTATATTTTATATCATATCTTCCTGCATTGAAATTTGGTATTTGATTACTTATTTTATCTATAACAGTACTTAATTCAGGTGTAATCTTATCTGTAAGATTGGTACAATTAAAAGATACTCCACACCCAGGTTTTATAGTATTTGTATCATTTTTTTTAACCATAGATATAATAAAACCTTTGTTGGATATTATATTTTTTTCATATAAAATACTAACTTCGTTATCATAGTCTATAAATTCCTGAATTAAAAATAATTTGTTGTGTTGAATATAATTATATGCTTCCGAACTAGTATTTATGATGGTAACTGCATTTGACATACCAGAACAATAGATAGGTTTAAATATAACAGGATAATGGATAAATTCTATGTTCACATCATCATTATATAATATAGTAGTTGGTTTATATTTATTGTTAACATATTCCAATGTTTTATATTTGTTCATTAAATTTAGATTGACATTTACATTTATAAATAATATAAAAAATAAAAGT